ACGACAGGGGGCGGTTGTAAAACATGGGTTAAGTGATATTAGTAAAATCCATCCTATCGGATGCCATGACAATCTGCACACAGTACCAAGTAGTATTTAGATGACAGGTATATCACTATGCCCTGTCAAAAAGACAGTTATGTTTACACAGGAGAGTATTAGAGTATTCTAATATGGCCATACCACTAAAGCACGATCCAAATCACAGTAAATATAAGAGAGCCACACGGCGACACAGGAACCTTACACAGAAAGATACTAAATTCAAAGGTTACTACCACAAGCCAGTCACAGCTTACAATAGGAAAAAAAGGGTTGACATAGGCACAGAATAGTTTTACAGTGTCCTGATGCTACAGGCACTAAAGATCACGCCAAAAGGTACAGGCAAGCTAGCTGGTATGCCGTCGCTGAATACCAACACAGCGACTAACCCGTTTTGTGAGGCCATGCACAGTAGCCCCGATGAAAGGGTTATCTGTAAAACTTGCTACAGCTTAAAAGCCCTTAAAACATATCGTAAAAATTGCGCGATAGCATGGCAACACAATAGCGACCAGCTATCACAGCCATTAGAGGACTGGCAGATACCGCGATTAAATGAGTTATATTTTCGTTTCGATTCGCACGGGGAATTATTAAACGAGACACACGCTGTAAATCTGTTACGAATTTGTGAGGTAAACCCGCGAACTACTTTTGTCTTGATGACAAAACGACACAAGCTAGTCATTCGCGCTATAGAAAAACACGGTTTACCTGCTAACCTGATATTGATCTATTCCAATCCAATTAAGGATAGAATCACAGGACACAGGCCAAAATACTTTCATAAGGTTTTCAATGTCACGACACAGAAACACACGGGGGACAATTGCACAGGGAGAAAGTGTATTGAGTGCCTAACTTGTTACGACACAGCGAAAAATTCAGTTATAATAGAATTAGAAAAAAAGTAGATAATCAAATTCTAATATAATAAAATTAAAATATAATCAAATTCTAATATAGCCATTTTAGTATATAATCGAATTCTAATATAGTCGGGAAAAAAATAAAAAAATAAACCCCGCCGAAGCGGGGCATAATTTCAAACTTCTAGCTTTTTTAGTGTTCTAGCAACCATCGCTGCCGGGTCAACCCCGGCATCCGTCAAAAGGTTGTCTAGTTCGGCGTCGCCCATTAGTGGGCGTAGATCCTCTTCCCGGTAAGAAAGTATCCATTCCCGGCAAAGTAGGGCATCCGGGTCTGTTGAGCGTGTTAAGTGATATCGCCGTTTTAGGTCCTGTATCAAATTCTCCCGCGCCCATTTCAGCGCGGATGCTTTAGTAGGAAAAATAGAATAGTCCATTTTATTAACCTATATGATAGCCAGCTTGTGTAGCTCGATCGCCCAGACTAATAGGCAAACTGCTACCGCGCCCCAGCCGATTAAGTAGAACCAATCAACATGTTTCATAAGTAGTTACCCTTGAAAAAATGCTCCCCCAGGCGGGGGAGCTAATAAGAGGAAGGAAGCATACTATTGACCCGGTATGCCAGCGGTGAGATTTCATAAGGTCATGTTTGCAACTAACAAAATTATCAGCAAAAAAATAAATATCAACCAGCGCATTATTATGCTGCTAATTTTAGTGCCATGTGCTGCGCTTGTATTTTCAGTTTAGCGCCGTCTTCGAAGAAGACTCTGGAAAATCTGTTTTTTCTAGATATTCCATTTTTTGTTATAAACATTTTATGATCAACAAAATTATAAACTGCCTGAGTAGCGCCATGCGCGGTTTTAACTCTGGAATCTATTCGCTTCGGGTGGTTCTTTCCGCCTTCCCCGTATAGATAACTATGTAAAATAGCTTTGGAATCTAGCTTGATATCTCGCGCCATTTTCCTGAGTTTTTCATCCGCGTTTGTGCCTTCGAGTTTATCGAATTCTTTTGCAACAAATTCTCTATTCTCGCTGACCCGCATGGCCTGTTGATGGTCCCTAAACTTTTTGAAAAACGCAACCCCGGTAAAGTACCTTTTCATCGTTTCATCGTCCATTGGCTTCGCAGCCAATCTTTCGATGATATCGCCCTGGAGGTCTTGCTCTTCAGCGATTATGTCCAGGTTTACCGGTATTAGCTTGTCTGAATCAAAGGGAACTCGATGAGTTAACCGAAAAAGAAAATCCGGGCGCTGCAATGCCAGGCTCAGCGTATTAGAACAAACTACCGCTGTATCAGTTAAGCAACCAAAGGATAGTCGCCTTTGGTCGTAACTTGTACCCAACAAAATGTTGCGCTCGAATAACTCGCCAGCTAGCACCTCATCGCGCAGCTTAGCAAGAAACCAAACTTCTCGACCATCGCGCAAAGAACCAATGGTTGACATAGTAGCGCCTAACTTATCGCAAATGATTGCCATTGTATCGACTAGCTGGGTAATGGTATGAATGTGATACTTATCGCTAGCAATAGATAAGTAACCGCAAGTATCGTCGCGATATATAACAAAGCGTGGGTCAACAAAAGAGATATTACCGTCTTTCCCTGTATGTTGCCTGTTTGCTGTAAACATATTACCGCCTACCTGATATTGACATTCGGCCCGTTTAACTTCCCAATTTAGCGCAATCTCGCGCCAACGGTCGGGCGGATCGAAAGGACTAACCCGAAATGCGGGCATATCCTCCGATTCCCACCAGGGCGCTGGGTTATCGCTAGCTGTTGCCATATGTGCAAAACCTTTTGTCATATCTATTTCACTTGACATGGTATTAAAGCTCCCCGGGCAATTAAAAGGTGCAACGATTCCCCGCCCGGAAGAAACAAAAGGGTAACCATTGCATTATTACCAGCATAGGAAACAACATGCTGTATCTCTCGCAAACTAGGTACTAGAGCATTAAGCTCCCCGCGCCGAGATAGTCCAGCTTGAATACTCTCTTATTGGCGTATGTTCCAAACTAGCAGAGTGCAATACTGGTTTATTGAATTTACTTTGTAACCTGTAACCCGTCAAGGAATAGTATATATTTATTTATGCTAAATACTTGACAATTGTGGTTTTATGATATAGGGGACACACAGTATCCCCTTGATTTTATGTCCCAAAGTCAATATAAAACCCAAACTAAAACCAGTTTAAGTTCTTATGATATCAGTTCAAACCATAAGAAATTATAATTGTACATTCCCAAGAAGATATGTTATAA